ATTTGTTGGAAACCAACTAATAACAGGTAGTGAAGGTTATGTAACACTTGATGGTTCAACAGCAGGAACGAATGATAACGCTTTATTAACTGTACACGCTAATAATGATGGTCCGTGGGTTGGAAGATATTTCAACGACACGTTTTCATCAAGTAGTTCTGTATTAAGTTTTTGGGGTGACAATGATGGTACATTCCATATGCATAATGAAAGCACAGCATCAATTAAATTTGGTGTGAATAACTATGGTGACAACTTCATCCTTAATGATACAAATACATTATCAAATAGGGATTTAATTGTATCAGGTTCTATCAATACTAATGGACATATTGAATGGAGTAATAGTGCTTTCAACTATATTAACTCCCCATCAGGTGCTTTATATTTTTCAGCATTAAGTGGTGGAACAGTTCACATTAATGATGATGGTGGTGAAGGAGATGTATTTGTATTGAACGGACAAGGAAGTAAATTACACATCAATGGTGATACAATTGTAACAGGTTCAATAGATATTACAGGACAATATCTTGTTAATGGTGTTGCGTTTAGTGGTGGAACATCAGGTAGTAGTGGAACATCAGGTGTAGATGGAAGTTCTGGCACAAGCGGTAGTGATGGTTCAATGGGTTCTAATGGAACTGATGGTACATCAGGTAGCAGCGGTACTTCAGGTATAGATGGCTCATCAGGAACGAGTGGAACTGATGGTTCAATGGGTTCTAATGGAACCGATGGTACTTCAGGAAGTAGTGGAACATCAGGTGATAGTTTATTTGCACAAACAGGTTCTTTTTGGAACACAACAAATAATATCGGTGTATCTGGTTCAGTTAAAATTGCTGCCATAACTGGTGTACCTTTAACAGTTGACCATAGTGATGCGTCACCAACACAAAATACATTAATAGGATTTTTAAAATCAGGTAGTGTTGTTTGGGATATTGGTAATTTAGGGAGTAATGATAGTTTTATTGTTTATAACCCTGACACATTTATAACACCTTTAGTTATTGGTCAAAATAATATAACAACATTAAATGGTGGTTTAGATGTTACAGGTTCATTAAGACAATCAGGAACATATTATACCGATGTACTTAATGTATCATCTGGTTCAATCACACAAAATACGGGTTCATATATAGCAACCTTTTTAAATAATGGAGAATTAGCTTATGTTGATTATAATCAATTAGCACAAGCATTATTACCTTATTTATTTCCAACTCCAACTCCAACAAATACAACTACTCCTACTCCTACTCCTACGCAAACCCCAACGCCAACTCCAACTATTCCATATGTAACAAGTGGATTACAAATATATTATGATTATGGTGTACCTGCATCTTATCCTGGTTCAGGTGATAATATATATGATTTGAGTGGTAATGGTTATAATGGTACATTAATTAATAGTCCAACTTATATTTCTTCAGGTGGTGGATTTTTAGAATTTAATGGTTCTAATCAATATATTTCAAGATGGAATTATAATTATGGAATATTTGATAATAATGAATTTTCTTATGTAGCTATTTTAGATTATTATACACCAGGTTACTATAATATATTTGATAACCACGAGATTATACCTATGTTATGGGTAAACAATCCTAAAAAATTAGAATTAAACACAATATCAGGTTTTACATCTGATTTAGCATATGACAATCAAGTTATACAAGTATGTGTAACAAGTTCTAATACACCTGGTGAAGGTTGTAAAATGTATATAAATGGTATATATATTGGTGGAAATACATCAGCTTCGGGTCCAATTAATCAAAATTATATGGATTTTTATAATAGAGCAAGTTATGTACCTTTTTCGGGTAAAGCAGGAAATTTAATGGTATATAATAAAATATTAAATCAAACAGAAGTTACTAAAAACTATAACGCATTTAAAGACAGATACAGCATATGATAAATACATTAGCAAAATTAAAATACATCATATTTGATATGAGTGAAATTGATAAAATTGATTTTTCAAAAGTTAAAGAAAATTCAAAAAATACATTAATGGTTTCAATTGATGGAACAAAATCATTTGTGCATTGGGATACTGATGCAGAACCTGCATTTGTTTCTACTTTAACAAGCAAATCACAATATTATAATAATGATGAAATGATAGCAATAACAAGAACGGAAGAATGGCTTAAAAATCCTTATACTGGTATATGAATTTAGAAGCAATAGCACCTATTATTAAAAAAATCATACAAGATGTACTATTGGAAAAAAAGTACCCTTATGGTCGTGTTAAGATGGGTGTGAATAATAAAAAAGCATCAGGAGATTTAATTGATTATATATCAATTAAACCTGTAAATCAAGCACATCTTAAAATGCTTGAGATTTATATGCTTGATTATGCTCAAGTTGTTGACCAAGGTAGAGCAAAAGGTACAGCAGTTTCTCCTTTAGCTATTATGAAATGGCTGCAAAGCAGAGGAATTAATGTAAGAGATGAAAAAGGAAGATTAGTAGAAGGACAACAAAAATTTAGAAAGAGTTTACAAAACTCAATCAATCAAAATAAAGCATTACCAATTGCTTTTAAAATTAGTAATAGTATTAAAACAAATGGTATTAGACCAACGCATTTTATGGAAGATGCTCTTGAAAGAATAAAAAATAACGCAAAAATTGACGAGTTGTTAGGAGAAGAAGCAATTCAAGATTTATTAGATTCAATTAAATAATATGCCAACATTCGGATACCCAATATTGTATAGCAACGGATTAAATTCCAATTCACAAATAAGAAGAAGTGTAGATTTTTTATATCAACGCGGAGGCACTTATGAAGTTGTATTAACAGGAAGTACATTAGTACCATCAATGCAATTAGTTGTAGATATGTACGCTAATGATAACAAAGTAGGAACAATGGCTTTGGTACCGTTTAATATAACAACAGGTGCTACAACAACTTATAAGTTTAACATTCGTCCTTACAATTATTTGCAAAGCTACTTAAATACAGAACACTACCAATATTATTGGCAAGATGATTTTGATGCTACAACAGATACTATCAATTTAAATGCTTCTTATCCAAATGGAATTAAAACTAATTTTAAATATGGTTATAGATACTATAGTGGAACTACATTAGTACAAGAGTTTTTAACAAACCCAACTAATGATTATACACATTTTACTTATGTACCTGAGAGCGTAGATACAACAGGTTTCTTTCCTTCAGGATATACAAGCACAGGAAAATATTTTGATTATGTTGGTGGTACATTTCAATTTGATAATAACTATATTTTACCAAACTTTGACCAAGAAGTTGGTACAAATATTGGCACTGGCTTTACAGGTAATACTTTAAGTTACTATAGAAGATTTAGTCCTGTTAGTCAATATTTGATGGATTATCCAACCTTACCTGAGCAATCACAAACAGGTAGATTTTTAACAGATGCACCGCGTATCCAATATATACAAAATGACGAAAATTATGTATTATGGTACTTAAACGGACAGACAGGTGATAGACAAGTAATTGAAGCTGATTTTGCTGTTTTTGAATTTTACAATGGAGCAAATACAATGTTAAGTAGATATACACAAGAATTAAATAAAGCAGGAACACCTTTTGCAAGTCCAACAGGATTTGATGATACATTAAAGCGTTATGCTTTACCATGAGGTCCTGTGGATATTTCAAACATATATGATTCAGGTGTTAATTTTGATGATGTTGCATATTATCGTGTGCAATTATATTGTGGATTACCAACGTGGAATGTAAATAGATTATCAGTTGGTCCAATAGCACCAATTAGTGAAGTATTTTATTTTTATTTATACAATAACTGCTTACCTGAAAATACAAGATTGGTTTGGTTAAATCAACAAGGTGGATATGATTATTATACATTCCAATCTTATAGACAAGATACAACAAAAATAGAAAGACATTCATATGATAACAGATATTATGCTACCAATCTTTCTTCTCCCGATAGAAATGTGGGTAGAAGCACTAAAACTTTTGACACAAATATTACGCAAGAGTTAGTTTTACAATCTAATTATTTATCAGTAGCTAATTCAGATTGGATACAAAATCTTTTTTGGTCACCGCAAGTTTATATAATTAACGGAAACTATATTAGTCCTATTGATAGACCTGATAAAATATATTGGAATTTACATCCAACACAAGTCATTTCAACATCAGTTGATACTATGACTAAAAAGCATAGCAAATTAAATAAATATAAAATAACGTTAGCAGCTTCTGATACGTTCTTTGTAAATAAAGGGTTCTAATATGAGTCAACAACAACAAACTATCCTTAGGGTAGCTACAAGAAATACTGAGAACTTTGAACAGCCAACGGATTATACCATATTGGATTTATATACTTCTGTGCCTATCAAAATTAATAGAAGCTATGCTGAGTTACAAGACATTAGTAAACGCAATAGTGATTACTCAATCAATGTATTAATACCTGGTTCAAAAAAGAACAATGCGTTCTTTGAAAGTTTTTATAATGTAGATGTTCAATCATATTCTTTTAATCCGAACGTTAGAATTTATTGTGATGTATTAATTCAAGACCAAAGTTATTTTGTTGGTTATTTAAGATTAA